CTCTTGCTATACTCTTTGCTTTTTCCCAAACCGCACTAGCCATAGATCCTATACCATTTACAAGACCCCATATAATATCTCGACCGATGCTATATAGATTAATTCCACTTAAGTAGCTTACTGCGTCGCTCCAAATTTCTCTTATTTTGCCGGGTATCTTACCAAACCATTCTGAAACAGCGTTGTAAATATCTGATACTTTTGATTTAACTGTTGACCACATATTACTCAAAACTGACGATATTATACTTTTAATGCTATTCCAAATGTCTGATACAAAATTTCTAATAGCTGTAAATTTTTCTGAAATCCAATTGTATATCTTTATTACTATACTGCTAATAAGACCCCAAATAAACTCCCACACAGCTTTAGTTATAAGTTTAATGACATTCCAAGCACCTTCAAATATAGCCTTAATTCCGTCCCAAGCTCTAGTCCAATCCCCTGTAAATACTCCAACGATAAAATCAATCAATCCTCTTAATATTTTTAAAAAAGTTTGTATTGTAGCTCCTAAAACTTTAAACATATAAAGTACAGTTTCTGTCAAGTACTTTATTATCGGAGACAGAACTGGCATTATAGCTTTAGCTATCCAGTCAATAACCGGAACTAATACATTTTGCCATAATATGTTTATAACATCTATTAGTTGACCTAAAACGGCGAATATTTCATCTAAAATAGGTTTTAGATATTCACCATACATAGCTTGAAATTTTTCTCCAAATTCAGTTAAAATTGGTAAAATATAAGTATTATAACCTTCAAATAAAGAATTTGTAATTTGAGAAATTCCATCAAGTATAGTGTTAATAAGAGGTGAAATATGTTCATCATATAATGTAACAATTCCTTCAAAAACATCTTTTACAATTGTTTTTAACGTATCAAAAATAGGAGATATAGCATCTAAAGTTCCAACTATCGCATCGGTAATTACATTTTTATTATCTCCAATGATTTTTCCGATACCAACTACTAGATCTCTTTCCAATGCTCCTATAACAATTGTAGCTTTAGTAAAAGCATAAGTGAAAGCACTAATAACAGCTGAACCTATTTTTGTAGCTCCCTCGCTTGTAAAAACATTGTAAAATATATGTGATATATCTCTTGCTAAGTTACCTACTGCCGTTGCAATTTCTGCACTCATAGTAAAGTATCTAATTAGAAAACTTTTGATTTCAAGTTTAGTTTCTTTTAAAGACTTGTTGAAACTTTCTGCAAAGAATATCGCTCCAGCTAATGCTATATTTGCAATTGCACCTGTAGCTTGACCCAGAGCATAACTTAAAGCTCTTAAAAATCCGTCTACAGCCTCTGCTACTTTTCCATCACTAAAAATATCAGATATCGATTGTCCTATTTCTTCTAAAGAAGTTTTGAGTTTGTCTAATCCATCAAATCTAAAAGCATTTTTAAAACCTTCTCCAAAAATTTTTAATAATTCGTTTAAATATTCTATGCCAGCTTTAATTTTTTCTATTAGTTTTAAAATAGCGCTATTATCTTCATCTACCAAGTTATCATCAAAAGAAACCTTTGGAAGTGTGATTCCTCCGCCACCAGCACCAGAACCTCCACCACCTCCTCCGCCTCCGCCAGAGCCACCGCCCCCGCCTGAGTCAGATTTGTCTTTATTTAGTAGATTGATTTCATCAAACCCCATTAAGCCTAATAGTTCTTTTTTAAGTGCCTTAGCTTGTTTGCCTGCACCACCCAAACCCTTACCAAGTTTACCTGCTCCTTTGTTAGCATTATCAAGTCCACCGCCAACATTTTTTACATCGTTAGCCATTGACGACATAGGACTCGCACTAGCTTTTTTACCAAAGAGTAGTTGCATAAAAACGGCTAAAGCCCCAGTTGCTTTATTTACAACACTAGCAAAAGCGTTTAGTGTTGGCATTATAGCTTGAATAACTGGTAAGAAAGCATTACCTATATTAAGTGCTGCATTCTTAAGCAAAGCCACAAAATAGGCTATGCTTGTTGTAGGACCCTGCATAAGAGTATTACCAAATTTTGTGGATGCTTGTTCCAAAATACCCATCATTCTGATTGCTTGCTGAGTGTTGAAATCTAATTGGTCCCAACTCCTGCCATTAGCAAGTTCTTGAAATGCTCTGGTACTTTTTAACATTGATACATTTACGTTAATTCCTAAATCTTCAATAGCTTCTGTACTTCCAAGCATACCTGAACGAATACGATTCATTACATCATCCATTGTTCTGCCTGTCGCACTTGCAACAACCGCTGAAGTTTGTAACATTTTAACTGTATAACCCGCCAATTGGTCGTTATCTTTAATGAAGTTACTGAAAAGGTTAGAGTAAACAGCTCCGTATTTTATAGCATCTGCAGTAGCCATGTTATAAGCTAAAGCTCCGCCCTTAGACCATTTTAAAAATGATTGAGTAGACTCACCCATAAGTCTTCTTATTTGATTCATTGATGCACTTACTTCTAAAGCTGTTTGAACTGAATATTTGCCAAAGTCATACATCTTTTTAGCTAAAAGTCCAAAAGCAGCAATTTTTCCCAAACCCATTAAAGCATTTCTTATTCCGCCCGTTTGATGATTAATTGTATCATTAACCGATTTTATGTTGTCTTTAACCGGTTTAGTTGCTTGTTCTGTAACTTTTTTCATATCTGACATAGCTTTTTTATAAGGATCTAATTTAGCATCAATAATTACATTTAATTCTTCTAAAGTCATAAACTCAACCCCCTTTCTTTAAAAATTTACAAAAAAATAGCAACTATTGATTAGTTGCTCGTTTCTCATTATATCTCATTGCATACTCTCTAAATCTTTCTTTATGCAATTGTAGTTCTTGTTCAATTATTTCTTTGTCTTTGTTCTCTAGTTCTTGTTTGAATAATTCTGGATATAATTCATAAAGTGTTGGAGCCTTAAAATCATTTGACAAAATACTAGCTATAAAGTTTCTAATATATCCAGCTAAACTATAGTTATACATTATAGTTTCTTTTACTGTTTCGTCTTTATGTTGTTTAAATACTTTTATCAAGTCTTTTACTTCGTCAAAAGAATACTCCCAAAACTCGTGAGGCTTTATCCCACAATATAGAGCTGTGGGATAAATCTCATAAATTATATCAGTTAAATATTCATTTGTTCGTCGGCTTCCTTCATCTTGTATTCCATCGATTCTATCATCGCTGGAGTAAAAAAACCTGAAACATTAAAGATAGGAATTATTATATTTTGAAATAAATCTATTTGTGAGCCCCCTTCATCAAAATAATTATCTAAAATATCATTTACATCCTTTAAGTTAATTCCATGATTATATTTTTTTAAAGCTCCATGTATCAACATCGCCATAATTCGCAAACTAGGTATCCCATTATTTAAAATATTTAGCAAGTTACTGTTTAACTTACTTTCTAGTTCGATTATAGCTTCTGTACTTAATTTTAACTTGTATTCAACACCTTTTACAGTCCAAATTTCAAAAGGTTTCTTAATTGATTTTTTTTCTGACATAATTTATTCCTCCTAATTTTTTAAGCTGGGTCAGTGAAAGTAAAATCGGATTGTAAACCGATTTTAAGTGTAAATTCAATAACACCATTTACACCACCACCGCCAAGCTTAACAGATACTTGACCGTCAAACTCAACCTTTGTTGTGTCTGGATAAGCTTGTTCAAAAGAAACAGTTTCTTTGTCATCCATAAGTTTTCTTAAAACTCTATAAGCTGATGTAGCTTTTGAATTGTCGTATTTAAATTTGTATTCTAATTCTCCAGCATCGCCAATTCCTAATTCATATTGCTTTACTTTATCTGCAAGAGTAGTATTTTCTACTTTTTCAGGGTCAACACCTAATTCAGGAACTTCTTTTAACCCCTCTAGTAGTATATAATCACTAGGCGTTCCCTTTTTTTTCTTGTATTTTAATGTAATTCCATTTGCTAACATTTAATTCCTCCTATACTTTATAAATTTTATTATCTTTTAAGTCAATTACACCCTCGTATCGCATAACTGAATGTCTTCTACCTTGTAAGTCGTTGCTATCTAAAGACATAATTCTAGTAAAACCTCTAGCGGTCATTAATTCGTCAATTTTGCCCTTAATTTCGCTTGTACTACTATTTGAGTATATTTCTATTCTATACCTTAAAAGTGTCAAGCATTCGCCCTCTATGGCTATTGTGTGAGGTGTATTGTTCTCTTCTTCGTAAACAAGTATAGGAAACTTACTCCAATCATTTGGAAAAGACTCCACAACGTTTGTATTTACTTTCTTTAAAATCTTTACTATTTCTGGCTTAAAATTTATCATTTTGAAGCCTCCTCTATCTTTCTTTGTACTTTTTCTTGTATAAACTTGCTTATTTTTTCTCTATTATCGTGTAATGCTGGATACATAAAAGGTCTTGCTGGTTGTCCATTGGTAAAAATGAATTTTTGTTTATCAACATCATAATAAACCCAACCCGACGGGCTATAAATCGGCTTAATTTCAGGACTTATTCCACTATGGCTTGCTTCTCCTTCGGGTCCTGTTCCTAATTCAACATATAAGCCATGCTCTTTATTCGTAAAAACTTTACCAGTAAAGCCTTCTGCTGTTTTGTCCACATTATAATCTAAACTGTTTTGTAACTCTCCAGTATCTACAGGAACTCTCATTTTTGCCTCATCTCTTACCCTTATAGTAGCATCTTCAATAATTGGCTTAATATCTATATTGTGTAATCGAGCAATTTTTCTAAAAAGTCTGTCTAAGCCTTCTATTTTCATAGCTTTTTTATCTCTATTTGAAAATGTTCTGAATAAGGCAAGATACTTACAACTTCATAATTTACAGTATCAGAATTAAAACATATTCCGTCTTTTTCTTTCAGCTTATCTTCGTTAGTAAGTAAGTTAAAGACATAATGTAGTTCGCTTCCCCACTTTTGAGCTTGTACTTGTCCACCTGCGGGATAAATATAAGCTTTTATTTCTTTTAATTCTCCATATTTTATAGTTTTGTTAGCTTCTTCATCTTCAACTATGAGATGTGGAGCATACTTGTAAGTTTTAATATTTGTAACTTCCATTTTATTTGTCCTTATGATTAACTACATGAAGCAACTTATATTTATTTAGCCTAGATCTAATAAAAGCAGGTATTCCCTCTGTGGTACTTGTATCAGTATAACTAACGGAGATAGCACCTTCACTTCTTGAAGATACCCCCTGTCTTTTCTCCTCATTGAGATAGTGTTTAGCAAGTTCAAAAGTAAGAGGTTTCATAGCCTCTAATAGTTCAAGTCTATTTGTATAGTCCAAGACAGCTTGAGTAGCTAACTCAATATATAAGTTAGCCACATCAACGTCTTTACTTAAATATTTCTTGTATTTTTCCATAATAGGATTACCTCCTATTCTGTTTCAACTCCTGAAGGAGTTTCTTCAACTTCTTCAATTTTTTCGAAATATCCGGGTAATAAATTCTTTTTTAGTTTTGCATATCTTTTTGCAGTTACTTCAAATTCTTCTCCCGCTAATCTGTCAACTTCTTCTTCTAAATCATAAAAAGGACTTAAAACTTTAATTTTCATAAATTATCCTCCTAACCTGCTATTTTAGCTTTAACTATAGCTTTTTTATTCTTTTCAGGAATGTATTTGCCATATTTAGCTAATGATTGAATTGCTACTCCTGCAAAGTCTTCTGAATCTATAAGTCTATAAATTTCTATACCTACTCCAGCAACTCCTACATTATCTGCAGCAAAATATATGCATTCTGTTGTTTGGAATAATGCTGATGGTAATTCTTCAATAACAAAACCTTTAAACATTTTAACTTCTTCTTTGTCAATATTAACAGATGAACCTTTAGCAGTTGTTGCAAGTTTATGGTCAACTATAATATTATAAATTTCAGGTTTAACATAAGCTACCCAAGCAATGTCCTTAGATACTTTATTGTCAACAAAAGCTTTATGAACTTTGTTAAATAAAGCTGAAACCCCGTCTTCAGTTAATTGTACATTCTCAGTTGCACCTGCATTATCTGAAAGAGCCTTACCTAACAATCCGTTTAATTTTTCAACCCAAGCTTCAGCATGAAGTCCGCCTCTTTCTTCAATTATTTGTTCAGCATTATCATTTACTGTTACATTGTCCACCCCTTCGTGAATTGCAAGAGCAGATTCAAAAGGTACTTGCTTATTTATTGATTTGATTTCTTTTCTTGCTCCAAATCTTGAAGTCTTTCCTGTGCCTGTTCCAAAACCAGTATTAGCATCAGTTGAATATTCTTGAACTGTTACATCTGTTTCAGATACCTTTAATTCTAAAAAATTATCGGAATTTGTAATCCCATCTTTTACTTGTAATGTTCCTCCGAACGTTCTTAAAAAGTGTTGTTTAACTGCGAAAACATTTTTTAGTGTTTCCCCATATTCTTTTGAGTAAGTTTTAATTGCCATATTTTTTTCTCCTTATTTTTTGTATTTTTGATTTACTTTGTCAAATCCTGTAATTTGAGATGATGGCAATACATCTTTTTTTGGTGTATTTCCCTTCAATCTCTCTTCTACTGCTTTTTCAGTAGCTTTTTGTATCGCTGTTTCTAAAACTTTGATACTCTCTTGTACTGTTTCTGCTGATTCATAGTTAAGTAGTGAATGCAATTCAGTTGATAAGCCTCTTTCACTTAAAATAGATTTAGCCTCTGCAGTAAGCTCTCTTCTAGTGATTTCAGCTTCTCTCTTTGCTAGAGTTTCGTTTGCTTTTTCTAGTTCATATTTTGCCTTTTCTTCAGCATTCATTCTAGCAAGTTTCTTTGCCTCTTCCTTATCACTTTCAGCCTTCCTTTCCCATTTGCTTTTTTCTTTTGCAAGAATTTTATTTAACTCCTCTTGAGTAAATTTTTTCTCTTGTTCTTGTTCTTGCTCTTTTTCTACTTCTGTTTCAGTTACTGTCTCTTGAACTTCCACATCTTGTACGTTGTTTTCTTCCATTTGTTTTTTCTCCTTCCCATTTAAAAAGTTGGTTCTTTTGCCTTTGTTATCTCTTTGAAGCCTAATAACAAGTAAAAAAGGCTATTTTTTAAGATTGATTAAAACATTATTAGAAAAATAATGAATATTACAATAATTGGAAATATTATAGGACTTAGCACCCAAAACCAACTCCAACTAATAAAGCCAGTTAATTTAAGACCTATAAATAAAATTGTTAACATTCCTAAAAAATTAGAAAAGCTTGAATTATTATTGTTGTTATTTTCCATAATCGCACCTCCAAGCATAATAAAAAAGCAGTTTAAAGACTTACTCAGGTCTTGTCATAAGGTAGCGAAATTCCTCGTTGACAATAAAAAAGACACCTTTTACAGTGTCTTTATAGTTAAGTTATTTAGTTGATTATTGATAGACTTAAAAATTCTTTTGCTTTTAAATATTTATTTCTTCTATCAATGTCTTTTTTTGTAATACTTTTTAATCTGCTTAAGTCAATATTATGTGTTAAATCTGCAATTTTTACCTTCCTTGCAAGTTCATTGTTTTTTACTACTTCCAAATAGTCTTGATATTTTTGCCCCCTTTTTTTAGTTATACAGTCAACAGCTAAAACAATATCATCATCAAAATATTTTGTTAATTCTTTTGTTGTTATATCACTATCTTCAACTACATATTGGATGAAAAATATAACATCTTCCAGCTTTATCCTTTTGTCCTCTATGAGCATTTAATGCAATAAAAAACGCTTTAATTAACTTGAGCATAATATTTTTCCTTTGTTATATTTTCTGTATATATAGAACCTAAAAGAATTTTAGAGTAAAAATCATTAAAAACTTCTTTACCTTTTTCTACACAATAAAACATTCCGCCTTCTCTTTTTACATATTTGTTATAATCAGGGCAAAAATAATATTCTGTCGGTGTTTTAAATTTCATAATATCACTTTATCCTTTCTACATTTTTAGGTATTGGTACAGTATTACTAATTTTTATCATTTCTTCAGTTAAACTATCCCATTTTTTCTTATCCTTATTTCTATCTAAAAGTCTTTGTTTTTCATATAATTTGTGTAACTCATTTTCTTTTACTTTTATTGATTCAGGAGTATGGAATTGTAATTCAAAAATATCTCCCGATTTTGATTTTACTAAGGTGTTTATGCCCTTGTAGGTAACACCATCAACAAAAGTGTTTTTAACTCTAATTACATTATACCCTTTTTCTTTCATTTTTTCAACTATTCTAAAATATTTATATGTAAAAGACTCATCATCATTTATCATTGTATATCTTAAAATATCATTTATTTGATTTGTGGTTTCTTTTGCTGTAATACCTTTTTCTTTAGAATCAGATATAATTTTTCTTATAAGACTTTCTTTTGTTTTTATTCTATAATCCAACCCAAACAATTCGCTATTTTCTGAGTTTGAAACATCTTTCAAAAATTTTGTAATTTCAGGTTCTATTTTATTGATATGTTTTAATTTATAATCTGCATATAGTTCCGCTTCTTCTTCAATAGTTTTTACTAACTTATTACTTTTATTTTCAATTACTTCAGCTTTAAGATAAATTTGACCTTCTTTAGTTTCTATACTATTTATTTTATATTTAGTATTTCTAGCTAATAAAACCTCTCTCTGTGGATCATCTTCAAAGTCCAAGAAATGTAGATTTTTACCTTTTGTGCCTTTAGGAGTTTTCAGTTCTAAGACTATAGGTTTATCACTACCGCTAAAATCTCCCCAATCCAAAGCTATTCTTTTCTCAGTTGTAGTACTCATAAAGCCTTTTTCAACAATTTCTTTGCCCTTAACACTATTTATAAGTTCTAAAGCTTTTTTGTTATCATCCCCGTATATCAATTGACTTTTTAAATCATCAAATTCAATGTCGGTTATATTCCCAAAAACCGCTTTAGCATCTACTGAACGATAAAGAGTGGTTTCTTTTATATCGTTTTTTAAAGCATAATCCATTATACTTAAGTATTCTTTTTCATCTTCTGTTAAATTCCCAAATTCAGTAGGATTTCTTAAATAGCTATTTATCCACATTCCATCGCCTGAAACATAGTTCTCTAATGCATTATTTATTTGTTCTGTTGTGTATTTAACTTCTTCTGTATCTACGTCATCATTAGTTACTAAAGCTTGTAATTCCTCTTCAGTTTCATAGTCCCAACCTTCCAATACATCAGATAAAAATGACCTGCAGTAAGGATGAAGAGGCGGAGCATTAACACCAATTTTTATATCATCAATCAGTATAACTTTTTGATTATGCTCTCTACATATCTTCGATGTTCTTTTATCTAAATTAGCTTGAAATTTCTTTGCTTTTATCCCTCTTTGTTTAGAGCTTTCTAGGTCTGCACTATTTACCATGTATGACGTTTCAGTTCTTATGAGCCTATTTGCTGCATATCTTCCTAAGTTAGTATGATACTCTAACTCATCAGCTATCTGTTTATTAGACTTACCACTTGCAAAAGATTGTAGCAAGTTAGACTCTAAACTCTTTGCTAAAACATCTTGATTATGCCAAACCCTTTTAGAGAAATTAGATCCAGCCCATTCATGATTAAGTACTTCATCTAAATATTTTTTACTAACTTTAGCACCGCCTAAATCATTTAAAACAGAGGAATAAACATTCTTTAAATGCTTGCCCCCTAAATTTAGTTGTGTATCTACTTGCTTTAGTTTCTCTATTTCAATAGCTTTTGCTAAAGCCTCTTTACGTTGTATTCTATATGAAGCGGAATTCTCTTTTATAAGCCTTTTTGCTTCTGCCTTAACTCTTTTGTCTTTTGTGGTATTGTAAATTTGTAATAACTCTTTGTATCTATCATAGTCTATCTTTTCTGTTAGACTACTTCCATCTGATATATGGTCTATTTCTTTTTTTAAACGTTCCAAGCTATCATCATAAGCCTTATTAACCTTAGTCATACATTTAGTAGCTTTATCGTGCATTTTTTTCATTCTACGTTCAGAACGTTCTTCAAAGTAACTACTACTCTTCATCTTCTTGACCTATTTCATAACCTCCAAAAGACTGTTGAGCTATTTTTAAATTATTTTGTTTTTGCTCTTCAACTCTTTCAATCTCGTTATCCACATCTTCAACGAACGGAAGTAGAGAGAGTAGAGTTTTTTGAGAAACAACATTGTTTAGATAAGTTATAAGTTGTGCAATTTCCAACTCATTTACAGGTAGAGACCTTATAAAAGTCATCTCTATATTATCAATATCAGTTCTAATCATTTTTATATTTAAAATATTAGCGTATAGCTTTATTCTTTCTTTTAAGCCTATTCTATAATATTCTTCTTTAGTTTGTGCCAATTGTTCAAGTCCAAGTAACTTATATTTCATAGCAACACCGGAGGAGTTACCTGCAAAGTTTTCATCCGTTAAATTTGGAACCTTACTAATTTTGTGAATGTCTTCAATGATAGATTTCTTTAAAAGTTCAACATCCGCTTCGTGAAAAGTCTTTGAAAGATACTCTACTTTGTCCCCTTCAGATAATTCAAGTAATCCAAGTCTCTTTAACTCTCTTGCTGTCTTTAGTTTCTCTTCTGAGTTGTCTCCTGCTAATGTTCCGTATAGAACCAACAAAGAGTCAACATATTGCTCTTTGTCATTCACTCTGTCTGACTGTAATAAATTATAAGCATTGATAAGACTTACAACACTTTCAAAGTCTCCCTTTTGATTGACCTTATTCCAGTATTCAATCATTGATACTTGATTAAATATATTAATTTCTGTGTCGATTAGAGTTATATTTTCATTTTTGTAATCATAAATATATACAATTTCATCAGTTATAACCTTTAAAACCTCTCCAATTTCTCGGTTATTTTCATCTCTTTTCTTGATTCTATGAACACCAAGCAAAGTGTTTTCTTCAACTGTATCATCCACAATTAAAAAAGCTGTTCGTGGGTCTAGGTTAGTTGACTTTGTATTACCTTCTTTGTCTTGATATACATACTCAATACCTATTCCAAAAATTGACAAATCCCTAGCAAGTTCTGTATCAACTTGAGTTATATTCGCTTTCCTAAAAGCCTGTAATAGTGAATCATCATCTGTTCTCTCATCTTCTTCAGGGAAAGTATATTTAATAGGATTTCCCATGAAGTAAGCAGTTGCAAAGTCTGTTATATACTCTGCGTGATTAATCATTAATTTATTGTTTGCTAAGTCTGTTTGTGTCTTGCTACGTTTTAAAATCTCATGTTTTCCATCGTATAAGTCCTTAAGTGTATTAAACCTCTCAATGGATGCTGAATGCTCTTTTAAACACGAAATAAGAGCTTTTTCATTGATACTCTTATCTTCGTTAAAAATTATATCTTCACTTCGTTTTATCATAATTCCTCCTATAAACCTAAAAATATGTTTTTATTATTAACTTTAATTTTTGAATTTTTCATATCATCTTCAAAGGCGTATCTAGTCGAGTCAATGGTATGATTGTCTATATCCATTAATCTAGATTTAACATTTCCGTCCCTGTCTGTTTCATAATCTATATTTTCAAATTCTCTTGCTATATTCGGCGTTCTATTTGGGTCAATAACAATCTCATCTAAATCATCAAGCCAACGTTCTCCAAACTCTACACTGTCAGGACCTTTTTTAGCTTTTTTGGTTCTGATACCTAAATCTTTCAATTCGTCTATGCTTTTAGGTTCTGCACTATCACAAACAGTAGAAATGAAATTATATTTTTTATTTATCAACCATTCTGCTAATTTTCTATTACTTATTTTCAATCCATAAAATTCATCTAAAGCATAAATTTTTCTTTTTTTCTTATCATAATGCCACCTAACAAAGGCATTAGGGTCATTAGCATAACCAAAGTCATTGCCTTGACGAATATTGTCAAATAGCTTTATTTCGTCATCAGTAATTTTTCTGAATACTAAATTTTCAAACGGTGCAACCCCACTTCCAACCGCTTCACCTAAATATTCCCAATCATATCTTCTAGTTGATTTTTTTTTCGTTTCTTCTGCCTCTTGTATAAACTGTTTTGATATAAAAGGATTATCTAAATATGTTGAGTGATGAACATAAGTGTTTTTTGGCAATGATACTGTATTATATTTTTTATTAACCCAATTTTGTTTTCTTTTTGGTGGGTTATAAGAATAAAAAAACTTATAAAAAAGACCAT